AGAATGATTACGGGGCCATCATCCAGCCCTTGGGAAGGCAGGTAGCTTACCAACCCAGATAAACGTACTGAATCTATCAGTCTCTCTAGTAAGCAATGAACGGGAACATACAGGTAGAGCCCACTAGGGTTAAGTTAGATAAACAAGGTGCTACTGCTAGAAAGTTTCTTTCTAAGTAAAAACAGTGGATGCCATAGTTCGTCCACAGCTAACCATCACACAATCCCTTTCCCTACTAGTCATTAAGGTGTGTTGCGTCTTTGCAACAAGGAAAAGTTTTTGAGAAATTTCGGGGATGGGGGAGTGGGCCCCCCCTTTTTACAGGGCTTCCAGTGCTACCCCCTCCACTCTCCCCAGCCGAAAAGGTGCAGGGCATACAGTGGCAGGGTGATATGTGTGGTGTGACTACAACGTTTACATCATGGGCAGAGGGTTACAGAATAGACGGGGCAGGGCAGCGATCAATTAAGCCCGTTCAAAATGGCACAGTGAAACGCAAAACCCAGCGCAAAGCCCTTTAAATGCTGGGTTTGTGATCTGTTGCAGGGTTATGCAAAAAGCGCATAAAGTTGCAAATTGTGGGTGTCTGTTTGTGCTGCTGCTGTGTGGTCTGTGTCTGCTGCCAATTAATACTTACAATCAAATAGTTTGCAGCCACTAACATTGTATTAGGGTTAACCCTTAAGGGTTTTAAGTTGCTAGATATAGGGTTTGTACTTATGGTTTTGTGTGTTTTGTAGCGTTATATTTACTACAGGTGCTGGCCTTTTCCAGTAAAACACTAGACCGAAAGTAACTATATGCAAAACGTAAACCCTCTAATCGCTGCAGCACTCGCACCATTCGCACCTGCTGCCACAGATCCTACAATGTTGGCCCTTGTTGACGAATACGGGGCCTTAGATTCCCACATTAAAGCCCTGCAAAGTGATCTGGAAATGCTCAAAGCTGCCATTAAAGCGCAGGGCGCAGGTAAGCACGAAGGTTCTATGTATCGTGCAACAGTATACGAAAGCGCAGGGCGCACAGTTACAGACTGGAAAGCTGTTGCAGAGCATTTTAACCCGTCCTATCAATTGATCACAGCGCATACTTCTACAGGTGCTGCTACGTTGACAATTAAGCCTTCAAAGATCTAAGGGGCGCACCATGGATAAAAACACAATTTTAGACGTTATCGCTGCTGTCGCTGTGGGCCTTGTGCTTTGCATAGGAGCTTTGGCCTATTTTGACGTTCTAGTTAAATAAGGGGCACATTATGTATTGGACAGAATCATTGGGGCGCATAGAGCTGCAGATCACTAAAAAACAGGCTTTAAGCTGCAGCCATGCAGGGCCATGCGATCAAGATATTGCAGAGCTTATGAAAGCCCCTTCTATCAATAGACAATTGAAAAAATTAGATCCTGCGCTGGTGGCCCTGTGTCTCAAAGAATATGGGGCATGGAATGACACAGAATTAAGCGATCACACAGACAATTTAACCCGTTTACTGTGGTGCGCTTGCTGTGATATAGCGGAAAACCTGTAAAACGTACCCTGCAGACACTAGATATCTGGTGTCTGTGTGGTGCGCTTTGCACCCAAAACCTAGACCGAAAGTAACATTATGCGAATTATCCCAATTATCCCAATGACAAAAACACAAGCTGCAATAGCCTGTGGCACTCTCACAAGCACATCAAAAATGCCCTGTAAGTCTTACAGTCTGCCAACAGAAGCTTGCATAACGGGTTTCAAAATGGCACAGATAGAAGGCTCTATATGCTCTATGTGCTACGCAGACAAGGGTTTTTATAAAATGTATGCAAATAATATTAAACCTGCACAATTTGCCAGGCTTGATAGCATAGACAGCGAATATTGGGTTTCCGGTATGGTTTCCCATATTGGAAATGATCCATATTTTCGCTGGCATGATAGCGGAGATCTGCAAAGCCTAGAGCATTTTGAAAAAATTGTCGCTGTGTGCATGGAAACCCTTTTAACCCTGCATTGGCTGCCAACTAGGGAATATGGAATTATTAAGGCTTTTATTGCAAAGCATGGAAAAAATGCAATCCCTAAAAATTTAACTGTGCGCTTGTCTGCAATGTACCCGAATAAACCTGTCACTGTGCCTGTATCGCTGCAGGGTATCGCTGGTGTCACTGTGTCTAATGTCCACACAGACAAGCCCATGGGGAATGTATGCAAAGCACCAGCACAGAATGGGGAATGCAAAGATTGCAGAATGTGTTGGTCTAGTGCTGTGGTGTCATATGCGCTGCATTGATTAAATAAACCCGATTAAACCCGTCTAGAGCGGGTTTTTTTTGGTCTGCAGGTGCTGGGTTATCCCTGTGCCTGTTTTTTCGCTTTGCTGGGTGTCTAGCAGGGTTTTTTGTGCCTGTCTGTGTGGCAGGTGCTGCGTTGTGCCTGTGTGCCTGTTTTTACGGGCTTGCAGGTGCTGGGTGTCTGCTGTGTGTGGTGTCACTGTGTGCGCTTGTGCGCTGTGCTGTGGTGGCAGGGTGTGCTTTTTTCAATAAAAACAAGGGTTTACATCATTTTTTTAATGAAAAGGATTATATGAGATTCTATTTACCCATTAACTATTCGATTATCTCGATTATGTCCCTGCCACTTTTCGATTATATCGATAATATTATGTCGATTATCTCGGTGCTTTTTAAATTCAAAAAGACCCCCCCCTCAAAAAGTTTTGGGCCCTCTTTTTTTAGTAAGACTTAATTATGGAAATCTCAGCAGATAAAGGGTCGAGTCAATCAATGCTTGAATTTCATCGGCAATATTCTGAATCTCAGAGTCTTGTGGCAAAATTTTGCGTTTCTCTTCAAAGTATTCTGATAGATCATGCAGCTCAAGTTTGCCTGTTTTTTCAGGTGGGTAATAGTCCACAGGGAATTCAATGGTTGAATCGTATCGGCCTTGTATTGCTTCCACAAGTTCGTCAATCTTGGCTGGCAAAGCTTCATAGAATGCGCCAAGGGCTTGATGTTCTGCATAGGACTTTGATTGCCAATGCAAAATGTGGGTGTTGGTCGCTGAGTGCAACAAGGTCAGAACGAGATCACCAATTTCATTGTCCATGTGGGACTCCCAAGTGGGTTAAGACACGCCTAGCGGCTTCTCTGCGCCAAGGCTTGATGGTTATATTATCTGCCAAATCAAGCCATGCGTGAAGCTGCCTTTTGTAGGCTTCTTGGTAGGCTAGATTTTTGGTGTCGTAATCTGCATAGGACGAGTCTAGCCAAGTATGGCATCTGCTGCACCCCCACACTGAGTGGTGGTCATCGGCCTTGATTGAGCGGCCTTTGCCATGGATCAGCAGGTTGGAATGACACGCTACAGTTGTAGACCCATCCCCCCCCAAACAATTTTTTGAGGCTTCTAAAAGACAAGGCATACCTTCTGCAAGTTTCAGCAGGTCTTTGTCTCTGTAATACTCATGTTTTTGGTAGGTCAAAATGGCGCATCCTCATGGTTGTCAGGATTAAATTTAGGCACTTTATTGCCTTTGTCCATAGGGTTGGGGAATGGTGGGAATGGCCATATCATGCTTGTCCCCTATCCCTAATCAAATCCATTTGGACATATCCAGTGGAATCATCCAAAATTTGGATTATTTCATTGCGTTCATGCCCTGCTATCAGCTTGGCAAAGTTTGTAATTGTGTCTAAGCCATGCAATTGAAATTGTCGGTCTGACAATTGCCCACCGCCAGCTTTGTTCACCATGCGAATGATGTCATCTCTGTTCATAACTTCATTTCCACTCGTTTTGTGTACTCTTCAGTTTTCCACACTTCCACCCGTAGCTTGGCAGCTTCAAGCTTCCATCTGAGTTCCTCTTCTTGAGCAATGGCCTCTTTGATCTCAAACAATAGGGCTACATAGTCTGCATGGGCATAGGCATACATCTCTTTTGCGCCCAATGTGCCCTCCTCGTTTGACATGAGAATTGCCTTTTTGGACTTGCGATACTCCTCTAATTGCACCCTAGTTGCCTTTGATTGGGCATATTTAGGTGCGTTTGTCAGGATGAAATTGATTGCTAAATGTGCGGGATTTTCCATTACATTGCCTCGTTGATTAACTTTTCTATGCCTTTGTCGATGCTTCCATCACCCATTTCAGCCAATACTTTCTTTTGGACTGCATTAAGTTCTAGTTTGGCAACAGTGTTGTAGTTCAATTGCCTAGGCTTTCCTGCGCCCTTACGCTTGCCTCCCCATGTGCCTACAGTTCTACCCAATTTTTTGGATAGCTCTTCCTTACGTCTGCGCTCCATGATTTCCCATGCTTCGGCAAGGGCTTCCGGTGGGATATTGCTTATCAAGCTCATACGATCTCTACCACCCTGTCGTTATTTGATCTGATGTAGTCCCTTGTTTTTTTGACGTATTTCTCAAATTCACTTCGGCAAATACTGCCTTGTTGAAGATCTGCATATTCGATTAATTCCCTAATGGCTTGAATGCCAAGCCCATCTAAACCCATTTTCATGGTTGCCTGGTAGCGCATGGCCGCCTTGTGCAGGGCATCTTGGGCCTTCTCACATACAGGCAGGACTTCAGGACCCACACCTGCTTTGGCCATAACTTCTGATAGGTTTAAAACATCTACCAATGTGCGCCAATCCTGCACTGTACCTGCGCCTTTGGTCATTGCGTCCAGTGCGGAATATTCTGTCATTCTCAGCTTGTCCAAAGTCTGTCTTGGGGTAATGGCTGCCCCCACAATCCCATGTTGGATTGGGTCAATCAGATTCCACATTTTGCGTTTAGTGCGTTTACGCATTTTTTACTTGATTCTGTCTAAGGTATTTGCCTGTGATGCGCTTGTTCCAACACGATTGGCAGATCCATTTGTGTCCCATGTCAATTCCACCTTCAGGTGGTTTGCTTATGTCGCATTTGGTACAAAGCTTGAATTTGTGATTGGCGAATCTTGCGCCAATGTCTATTTGTGGCATCATTTTCTAGCGGGGCAGTCTCTGCCTTGGTTACAGTGGTTGTTACAGGGTGGGCAAGATTTAGGCTCATAGATGCCATGGTAGGCTTCTACCCACCGAATGATCTCCTCCAAGGACCTCCATGGTCCGAGGTGGCGTTTGATGTAATCGTCAGGCATTGGGGTGTTCATAAAAATAATCCAATCATCCAAGTCCAAGAAGCAATTAAGTAGATGACTACTAGAGTCCAAATGATTCGGTTGCTCATGGCTCGTAGTTCACAATTTCCCAATGACGCTGGGTTTCAATGGCCAAAACGCCTTTGGCTTCAAGGTCAGCGAACTGCTCATCTGTCATTAAGCCCATGATGTCCATGCCGTTGTAGGTAACCATCTCAATGTTCTCAGACCAAGATGAGTACTTGTCTGCCTTGAAAGACATAGTGACTTTGACTTCTACATCACCTGAACCTGTTTTGGCTTCAAAATTGATTGTGTGCATTACTTTCTCCTTAAAAATTTGTTGATGTCGTGACTGTAACTTGAAATCTTGATTAGATGTGTAGGTGTTTACCCTTAGTCCAAATCTTCCCTGACCATGACCTCCACCATCCCTACAGTGCCATAAACTTTGGTCACATGGAGGGTCAGCACTTGGGTATCGTCTTTGTAAACAATGTCGTTCATGGCATCTAAGAAGCATTTGGCAATGTTGTCGATGTCGGGCTTCTTTGTTGGCCTCTCAATGTCCTTTAAACAGGCTTCTGTGCGCTTTTTGGAGTACGAGGCAGGGATTGGTACTGTGATGTAGATTGCTACTGTTACAGGCGTTTCCAAAACTGCATTGCTTCCCATGGCTTTTTGGGCAGCCTCTTTGATTACAGTTTCGTAATCTCTGGTTTTGGTGGGGGTGTAGGTAGAAACAAAGTTCCCCCTCCTAGCAAATTTTGGTCGGCCTTTACCGATTGGGTTGCCTTCAACCATATAAGTCAGCATGAATGTCATTTAATTAAATCCTCAACTTTTTGTATTTTTTGTCCGATCCAGTTCATAACTGGAACTGCCATGCTATTTCCTAGTGCTTTGTATCTTGGACCATCAGGGGTTTGCCTTCCTTTTGGTTTGATATCGGTGTAATGGTCTGGAAATCCTTGAAGTCTTTCGCACTCGACAGGGGTTAGTCTACGAACCGCCATTGTTGTTTGAACCATTGGAGTATTCCCGCCACCTGTCCCTGCAAATGCTTGCAAAGTGTTTGTGATGTCCCCATACAAACGAACACCATCTCTACGATTATTTTCAAATGCCATTGATTCCATCTCCGAAGAAGCGGAAACCTGACTTGTCATTGGGATGTATGTTTCATGCTCTGTAACGGCATTGCCAGGTCTAGAAATTCCTGCCGTAGAGGACAGTAAAGTAGCCATAACATCTGGCACACCAGTTGGCACTAATCTGCCAGTGTAGGCATCTTGTCCACTGTAACTGCCAGGGTGTGTGTCAGCACATAAAGTGCCTACAGTGAGCTGGATGCCACTTTCGTCAACGCTTGAAGAAGAGCGGGAGGAAGCTCCTTGCCCCTTTTGTCGGCTCGGTGGAGAATTCCCTTGCAAGCTCTCTCGCTCAAAAAGAACCGCTGCGGCAGGTCGCCAGTTTCCAAGATATCCGACAACGAACACACGTTTGCGTCTTTGGGCCACTCCGAAGTATTGAGCGTCAAGCACCCTGTATGCGAACCCATACCCGCAGATTGCCAACCCTCCGAGGAAGCTACCAAAGTCCCGTCCATCAGCGGAGGACAAAACGCCAGGGACGTTCTCCCAGACCAACCAGCGGGGGCGATATTGTTTAGCAATGGCAAGATAGGTAAGCATGAGGTTACCACGTGGGTCATCCAATCCTTTTCTGAGTCCTGCGACTGAGAAAGACT